CGCTTTTGCAATACGGTGCAGTTCCCTATGCCCAGATAAAGTACCGTGGTCAGTGATGGCAATTGCTGGCATCCCTAACTCAACTGCACGGTTCACGTATTCTTCTGGAGTAGCGATTCCGTCAAAGAGGGAGTAGTGGGTATGGACGTGTAAGCCTACGTAACTCATCTATTACCAGTCGATGTTTGTGCTAGTAACAGATGGAGTATCAAACCCAAAGTAGAATGCTTCCTGCTCTGGATAAGGAACTTCACGAACAACCTTTTCTAGGTTGAAGAACTCGTAGCCGTCCCATGGGAATGGCTCTGTGTCTGGCTTTGATGGAAGAAGTGTGTAGTTGGTTTCAGTTCCCTGTCCATTACGCTTTAACTTCCATTCAAGGTTTGAGATGCTACCTGTATCAAGTGCATACTCACGAATGTTATTGAATGCTGACTGCTTTGAGATACCCTGTGACCATACGGCAATATAGGCATCTTCTGTTCCGTCATTAATCAATACATTGCAGTAGAAACGAAGTCGTGCTCTCCAGCCTGACTTTGGCTCCTTACGAGCCATTTCGCAACCAAAGCAGCGACCTTCTGATTCTTGTGTACAAGCAGCCTTACGCTTATAGTCTTTTGGATTTGTATGTTCTGCAACTACAACAGATAGACCACGATCTTCTGAGTAGTTTGCTGAATCCTGGTCCAACTCTTCAACGAATCGAACCTTTGCTGATTGTCCGTCGGCTAACTTTACCCAACGAACCTTTTGACCTGTGCTTTCGAACTTTGGCTTATCGAGCAGGGCGTTGATGTCTTTTAATCCCTTAATTACGCTCATCTTTTTCTCCTTCTGTGTTGTTTGTATTAGTTTAGCATAGACATGATTGATTTGTCAAACTGGAAATCAAGTTTCTTTATTTCTTCGTCTGGCATATCTCCAATGTCCTTATATTGTTTATCTAGTTTGATTACGCTAACACGAGAGCCAAGTTTTTCAATTATCTTATCTTTCATGTTACCGCCTGCTTCATCGTTATCTGCAATAACAATAATGTTATTAAAGTACTTTTGAAGCAATTCTATTTGTATGTTGGAGACATTTGCTCCAAGTGTTGCTACTGCTGGAAAACCAACTTGATCTAATCTAATAGCATCAAACGATGATTCAACTATATATATTCTATCAGCAGTCTTAACTCTATGCAAGTTAAAAAGTGTTTTTGCTTTTGGTAGACCTGGAGTATTTTTGAACTCCTTGCCCTCAATAGAACGACCAACAAAACCAACTGGCATACCGTCAGGACTATGCACTGGAACAGTAACCATGTCTTGCTTCTCAGAATATCCAAGAGAGAACTTGGCACATGAGGATGAACTAATCTTTCTATATATAAAATAGTCTTTTGCTCTATCTGAGGACAATAGATTATTGTTTAGTCTCTTAATGATAAGTTCATCGAATGGAACAAACTCAGGCTTTGCATATAGTTGCTTGTTGATTTCTTGCTCTAGGTCTACCTGAGTTTCTTTATTTTTAATAAACCTAATTGACTCAAAGTATGTTCTTCCAGTTGTATGCATAACTAGTTCAATTAGGTCTGCAATCTTCTGACATGAAAAGCAAAAGAATGTTCCGTTAAACTTATCGACTTCTCCTGCAGGGGTTCTGTTGTTATTGTGGAATGGGCAAAAGATAATGTAATCTGAGTCTACTTCTGATTCAACGGTAATTCCTGATCCCGTGATGACTCTTTTGATCTGTTCTTTTGTGTATAGATTGCTTTTGTTCCGTCTATTCCTGATATCCATTCGCTATTCCTCTTCCCTACATGTATCCCGTGTACTGTTAATGCAAAATTAAATGTTTGTTTTGTTTCATTATAGTCTATTGTAAAGTCTGGCTCAATATCCAATCGTGGAACATATCCGCTAAGGCGCATCTCTGTGACCAGAAGCCTGATATATTCATTTTTGAGCCTACCAATTGCAGATTCATCATGGATTGATCCATCTAGATAAAACTTCTTGATAGGCTTGTGATGGTAATTTGCCATACCATATTATAACTGCCAATGTTAATTTTTATCCTCAAAGTCCTTGTATCGATAATATCCCCTGTCAAAATCGACCTGTACCAAGAAATCTCCCATAAATCCGTTACGGTTCTTTCTAAAGGCACATTCAATGATATCACTATTTGCCCCACGACCAAGTGCAATAACCCAGTCAGCATCGTAGGCAATCTGCTTAGACCATGCTGTTTGGCCCAGTGTAGGGACCGCTGAGAGGTCATTAGAGTCATCTGGTGTAGCAGATGAGATAGCAATAATAGGCACCTCTTCGCCAATAGCCATAAGTTTTAGTTCTCGTGAAAGGTTCTTCATTCGTACTGTTTCGTTGTCTGACTTTTGGTTTGGTGACATCAACTGTAGGTAGTCTACAATTACGAAGTCTGGCTTATACTGATCAATCTTTCCACGAAGAACAGAAGGGTTGATCTCTCCACCTGAATCATTAGAGATGATATGAAACTCTGGCTTACCTTGTAGGTGCTTCTGATGCCACATCTTGAGTGTATCTAATTCAACATCTCCAGCAGATAACTTTCTGTGTGACCATAGACCCTCACCCATAATTGTAAAGACACGATTGCGGACTTCTGTTTCGCTCATTTCAAGTGAGATTACTAGTGGCGACTTTCCCTGCTTCCATGCTTGCACAGCAAAGTATAGTGCCATCCAAGACTTACCAATTCCTGGATAAGCAAGGAACACTCCAAGTTGTCCTGGCATAATTCCTGCTGGGAGATAGTTATCAAATCCTGGAAGGTTTGTCTTAATGCCTAGATGTCCTGCTGCTTGCTGTTCTTTTAGTTGCTCATAATATGCAATTGCAGACTCAATATCCGTTACATCAATATCACGAATAGCAGATGTATTCTTTTTTAGTTCAGAAGTCTTGGTTATAAGTTCTTCTAGAGCATGACCGCCATTACCAGTCTGAACTTCTGATGCAGCAGATCTTAGAATATCTTTTAGGCTGTCTGTTAGATACTCTGTTTGTAATTCTTCTAAATGGTGCTTTGTCGCACCCACGCCTTCGATTGGCTGGAAGTCACGAAACTTATCAACAACTAGGTCTACTGGTGGAACAGAACTATTGTTCTCAAAGTAATTGCGAATAAAGTTCCAAACATCGTTATGGGTTCTTAGAAGGTTATCAACATTTGCCTGAAGAAGAACATGTACCTGCTTATCATTGAGGACTGCGGAGATTACCTTTGCTTCTGTATTATTCACTTAACCACTCCTTAGCCATTCGTCTACGCTCTGCTCTTTCTTTATCGTCTTGTTCTTTATCTAGTTTTGCCTGCAAAATCTTTTCTGCATTATAAGCAAAGTAATTCCAACTTGGTGACTGAGCAACCTTAAAGTATTGCTCTAGTAAATCGTAGCACATGGGAAGCCCATATGACTCAATAAGTGCATCTGACGCCCACTGCTCAACATTTAAATTTAATGATGGCTTTTGCTCATACTTTGCAGTATGTAATTTGCTATATCTTGAAAGCAAAGCCATGCGGTCTTTGCGTTCAGCCATTATTCGTTAATCTCTGCTTTCGCTTCGTTAATCTTTTCAGTTAGTTTATCTTCAACAAACTTATAGACACGCTCAAATGCCTGATCTGTATTTTCTCCGTCACGCTTGCTATCTACTACCCCAAGGTCCAATCGTAAAGATTGAAAATTGCCAAGGTTAAGTGTATATCCTAGTGTAACTGATACCTTTGTTTCTTCCATGTTCATACCCTTCATTAAATAGATTCAGACCACACTGGAATGAATCGTCCATCTTCAGTTCTCGTATATGTAAGTATACCGTCTCCCATTCGCCGTGTCAACTCTTGGCGTGATGGGGTAATATCATTTGTTATTAACTTATCTTTTCTTGGTCTACCAATATGGTATGTAGCAAGTATATCACGAATCTCATGAACCTGCGACTCAGAATAATAAGATCTTACCTGAAATCCTCTTGCCCCACCCTTTTGTGAACCCATTGGAAATGGTATAATTCCACGCTTCATTAGTGATGGCATATATTTTTTATGACGATTAACTAAATCAGCAGTCTGCCCAACTGTGTAGGCTCTTTCTCTTTTAGTTTTAAAATCATTAATTAAACAACTTTCTATTCTGTCTTTTGTAATGTTATAAACAGACATAATACCATTTGATCTATTCAGATGGTGTACACGAACAAGGTCTCCGTTTAGGAACCAGACCTTTTTGTTCCCTGGGATTACAGGGAGGAGATTGTATTTCTCGCTCTCAATTGTTCCCTTTTTAGTAGCCATCTTCCCTCCGCAGTGCTTTCTGGTGGATTATAAAAATTTCTTGAACCGCAATATAAACAGTATGTCTCTAAATGCATAACAGAACTATACTGTCTGTCAACAAACATTCTACGATTACACTTCTTGCATGCGATCATTAGTTTGGAATACCGATTACAATAGCATTAACTCCAACTGATAGATCTCCACCAGTAGAATTAAATCTGACCACTCCTTGTGCGCCAGATGCTGTTATAGAACTTATAACAACAGTTACATTTCGTCCAGCAACAGTATTACCAACATTCACTGGTGTTGCAGTTACAATTGGTGGATACTTAAACAAAAAGTTATTAAATGGAATTGAGAATGTTACTTCTTCTCCAGAGGTTTTAGATGCGCTGTTAACTACTGAGATATAAGATGCAAAAATCTTTACATCTCCAACCTTGCTATATTGTGTTCCATTGACTGGAGTATCTACTGATACATTTTTAGTTGTTGACGAAGCCTCAGTTGCGATCTGATTTATGGCATTAGCCATCTCATAGACGTATGTAACGTCTAATGGTTGTCCTCGTTCTGGTAGTGGTAATTTAGCCATGTTTTCTCCTAATACAATTATACCACTAGGGTATCTGTTCCTTCAAAAATTTGTAGCGCTGGATTGAGAACTTTCTTTATTCCCTGCAATTGAATAATAATATTAACTTTTACCGCTCCAGGATTTAAAAATGAATATCCGTGACTGAAAGCCTCTCCATGATGAAAATATTCTGCATCATCAAAACTAACAAAAATATCGTATGCCTCTTTATCATTTCCATTTTCTGGATCTGTCCAGTAAACTTGTACTCCCTTTTGGCTAATCTCTACGCTTCCGTCAACATTTTCTGCTTGTGGTGCAATAACACTATAGATTGGAGACCAGTGAGATGTTCTGTTTTTGTCAGATGAAATAATTCTATATCTAAATGAATAGTTATTGTCTGGGCCAATGGGTGGTAAGTTATCTTTTTTAATTACAACTTTTTTAATTCCAGATATTGCCATTATTGTACATCCATGCCAAATCTAAATTCTAGATAGTTTGTAGTATTTGCAATTTTTACAATTGGCAAGGACCCTGTATTTTTAATGACAGAGTATCCAGTCAATCCGTAGAGTGGATTTTCTACTGACTTATTCTCAAGCCTAAGTCCATCTAAACCAATATAGTAGTCTTCGCTTACCTGGCCGTTCTTTGTTATGGATACATAGATTTTTGCAATACCTACAGATCCCCAAGAAAATCCAGAACTCTTTACAAGTTCCTGCAACTGCTTTGTTATAATGACATATCTATTTGTGCTAAAGTCCTGTTCAATATCTGCTTCTCCAGCAACAAAAGATGTGTTATCAATGTCGACTTCTAGCCTTGCCCATTGACCATCATCGTAAAGGTCTGATGAAGAAAACTCAACCAAGATCTTTACATTATCTGGGCTTGATGTATCAGAGACAGACTTATTAATTACTGAAAATGCAAGTTTTAACTCATCCTTTGGAGAATTTTTACTAAAGTCAATAGATGTTCCAGTAAGGTGGATGTGATTTGATCCTTCTGCAGGAACCATTTTGCCAGATCCATCAATATTGAGGGTAGCATTATCACCTTGAATCATGATAATATTATTTAAAAATCTGCAGCGCTCATGTCTATTTAGTCTTTCATTGTTAAACCCAGTAACAAATATCTTATTGTCAGCATTTGTATTGAAAACTGGGGTCGCAGTTTTTGTTGCTACAGTAGAATCATATTGCTTTGTGGCTGGGTTTAGTTTGTACTCTCCAGCAATAACACCTGTTTCGCCGTCAACATCTAATGGAACATAAATAGTTGGAATTGCTTCTGCAGCAGACTGTGAGTGGTACTCCCAATTTTCTGCATCATTAAATGAGTAAATGTTTTTACTATCATATGCTCCTGCCACAGGATTTGATCCTGCTGAATAAACACCAACCTCTGTGATCTCATATCGTTCTTCTGTTGGTAGTTCTGCAGTAAGCACGATCTTTGATACCCCGTCTTCATTTACATATCCACGAGATGTGATTGGCACTCTAAACATCTCAAAGTCCAGTGTTTTCTTTGTGGAGTAATCTACAAGGGTAAGATCCGCATCTGATGGCAGAGGCTTTGCTCCGCAACCGACAGCAATATATGAGGCATAGGCTGGAGCCTGCCCAACAAGATATTTGGCAATAATGCCTTTCCCAGTATTAGTAATCATTAATTATTCACCTCATACATTGTACCATTAAACACGCTTGCGTCTGAAAGCATTTCTACCTCTACCTGCTCTTCTTGATCTAGGTTAATTACATTAATCACTAGGTCCCCCGTCTCAGAATCTAGATAAACCGTCTCACCATTTGGACCAGTCCCAGTATCTGGAACCTTCATCTCAAATCTAATTGGAAAACTCTTAAAGTATGTTGCAGAATGATCCTGAAGGCTCAAGATATTTTGTGGGTTATACTGTAGGTATATGCTGGTTAAATTTTTAATTGGTGTGTATAGGATGGACTGTCCATTTAAAATGTCATTTCTTGAAATATTAATTAGTTCTTGTCCGCCAATATCTTCAAATATCAGGTCAACCATTAAGTCGGTTGGTAGGACTCCATTGCTTAGTGCAACTAATTCTGGTGTTGCAGGCTTTATAGCCGTTGACTGTGTTACAGTTGGGGTTGCTGCTGGTTGGTTTGCTGTTGCATCAATCGCCATTATGCTACCTCGCTTAAGAATATCTTCATGTCTGGGCCATCATTATTTCGTGAGTACTCTATATTATACACTACAAAGCGCTTCCCAGTTGTTCCAAGTTTATCTATTCCATTTTCAATATATTCAATATTGACAATATCCCCAAGTTGAATCATTGGGTTAGAAAATATGCTCACTCCAACAGACTTTCTAGGCTTCATGATTTTTGAGATTATCCACTTCATAAGGTTTTCAGCATCGTCATGTGTTTGGATATACGGAACATCTAACGTAAAGTCTTTATTTCCATATGTCATTCTGCTTAGTTTAATATCCTCATAATCTTTTGAAACCTTAAATGGGGAAGAAACTAGCGAAGAGCCACTAAACTGTGGATCTGAGAAGTCAGAGTTTTTCTTAAAGAACTCATCAACTGTAAGGTCTACTTGGCTTTGCTGCGTAAATGTTACTCCCTGAATTCTTAGGTAGTTTCCAGTTGTTTCATCAAGCGATAGAGCAGTGTCAGTGTTGTTAAAGATTAGGAACTCTGCACCATAGGATCCTGCTCTGAATCCAGAAACAGTGTATCCCTTTAACGAGTTAAAAGTTGGAGACATCTTTGCATATAGTGCTGGATATGCCTTGTCATATCTTACATTAAAAGTTGCTGCTTCTCTCATAATAGTTCCAAACTCATCAAAGTATATGTTGAAGTTTGGTGGTTGAGACTGACTAATTCCAGAAAGGTATGTTGACTGAATCATTCCGCTCATTGAGTACTTCTTGAGTGATTCGCTCATGTTTATCTCAGTATCCTCAAATATTGAATTTACTGGAGTGTCTAATGAGTAGGCTGTATTTTGGCTATAGTTGTTAGTCACAGCATATATGTTTTCAAACATTACCCTGGAAGATCCACGAACAAAAAGAGCCATATTATTATATACTGGCAGTGGCTTATTGTCATCTACGCTTGCAATCAAGTTGCCATTGAGATATAAAAAGAATCTTCTCACTGTTCCCATATCTTTATACTCTACCGCTAGGTCGTATACGGTTGGAGTCTCTTCTGCAGCCATTCTATACTGACCAGTAAACTTTCCATCATCTACAACAATATTTGATAAGCCTTCCCATAATTTAACTGGAATTGCTTCTCCGTCCTTTTGCTCAATTTTATAGAACAGCATATTGTTTACATTTGCTTCTGTTGTTACATTTGACATGTTTGATCCAAGAGCAATAATTTCAAAGTAATAACCATTATTTGTTTCTGGATTAAGCATTACTCCAAGTCCACCAGAACCGCCAGTTATGCTTATGTTCTTTTCTGGTGTTGTTCCAGGAATAATAAAGTATGTAGAACTTCCAATAGCGGTTTGTCCACGATCTGTGTTGTTTTCAATTTTTCCAACAACCCTCATTCTTGTGCCAAAATGCTTAAATTTATCTGTCAATGGTTTATAAACATATGAAATAAAATCTGTTGGCTTCTCTGATGTTGTAAAGGATGGTCCACTCATAACTAGTGCAGATGATTGAACGCTTCCAGTTTGTGTAGAGAACATCTTTCTAACTGCCTCATCTTCAATATATTTAGATGATAAGAAGTTTTTGATAATTCCATTTCTTGTTGTTTTTTGTGCTATTAAGTTATTTGCAGAACTTACGCCTGCTGCACCTGCAGATGTAGAAGGAGTTTGCTGAATAAAAGAAACAGTGGCACCTGACAAATCCGTTGTTGGTGCAGGTGAAACTGTTATTTGTTTTTCACTTACTATTGCAGTAACAACGGTGTCTAGACCTACTGCTAGATTGCCTGTTCCAGAAACTAGCGCCAACTTATCACCAACTCGTATATTTGAAGAACTTGATACATTTACTGTTGCCTTGGATGACGATACACCATAAAGTGTGCTTGCTGCTAAATCATAAAATAGGTAGTTAGACTTCATTAGACATCCACGAACATTGTTGTTATCAGACCAATATGAATCAATACCTGCATTGTGTTTTACTACCTGTGTTCCGAATTGGCCTCTACCGTGTTTTGCTACTGCTCCATCTTTAAGTTTTAAAATACCTTCTACTTCTTCATAGTTAGGCTCTGCATAGATGCGGACTAACCCAGTAGGGTATATCTTTCCATTAAATGGTAACTTTGAAAAATAGTTATCGTACTCCTGAACATTATTGATCCAAACATTTCCAATACCAGAAACATTATACTCAACAGCATCAAACTTAATAATCTCACCACTGCTATAGAAGTATCCGTTATACCTTGTAATCCAATAAACGCCCTCACCAAAGTCAATCACATTATTCTTTACCTGATTATTTGAAATATATGGAACTACATCTGACAAATTAGCATTAAGTGGCATTGCGCTTAGCATATAGGTTGATTGATTACCTACTTCACCATTAATTGATTTTGTGTTTTCTGTACCTGCAACTTCCCACAAAAGAACTGGCTTGTAAACCCAGGTCTTCTCATTATCTACAAGGCTTGCTTGCTTAAGAGACCCAATGCTTCTTTGAATATGCTTTGTTGTATATAAAATCTTTCCATTGTTATATACCTGATTATTTTGATCAGTAATGTCAACAATGTTTGCTAACTTTGGTTTTGTATGACTATTTTTCACAATGCCAGTATCTGCAAAGTCAATAGATCCATAAAGTGTAATATCTGTTGCTCTTTGTTCTTCAGATGGCATAATGTAGTTTTTACTCATCATAACAAAGTTATTATATTCGTCAAAGAACATGGCGGTCTGTGTAGATACTGCTAGTTGATTTAAAATCTGAGCAACGCTTATGTCTGGTGGAATAAAGAAATATGGAATCGTCATCTCAGACTCTCCATCAACTCTCTTAAAGGTATAGTTTGAAAATCCTATTGAATCAAAAAGCAGGGCTACAGCAGAACTAACTGTTGTCTTTGTTAGTAATATCTGTGGTGCTGTAACTGACTCAAGGTAGAAGTATAGGTCTCTTAGTCCAAGTTGTACAGTCTTATTTGCATTGCTTGTCTTTGGAAAGCCATCCGAGTACATTGTTTTAATTGGAATATAGTAATCATATCCATCTACATTAACAACAATATCGTATACCTTGATCTGTAAATGTCTAGTTATATAGTTTGCAACAATACTGTTTGCATTATTAACATTAAATGCATCATCAAAATCAAACAACTCTATGCTTCCAGTAGATGCCAATAATTGTCCAACTGGCATTCCGCTGATACCAAGGTCTGATGCACTCTTATTAATAGACACAGATTGTGTCTTACCAGAAAGATCTACTGATAGTCTTGGTGATAACTCGATTAGGTCAAATGTTGCATCTCCCTTTACCATGCTGTCTACAACAATTCTTAATCCACGCAAATACTCAAATTCACGATACTTGCTTACACCGTCGCTTGGATTTTTGTATGTTACTGGTGATGTTAGATCTGTGACAAAGTTGGTTAATCGGTCTATTGTTTCTTCTTCTAGTTGCCATCCATATGTTGGAGTGAATGTCTCCCATGCACCATCAAACCAGATATGGAATGTTCCAATGCTCTCTTCATTTGGTGTAATTAAATAAGCATAGCCATTGATTGCTTCCTGTGGCAAAAGAGTTGTCGAACTCAATTGCTCTGCAAAAACAAACACATCCTTGTATTTGTCTGGAACTTTTAAGCCATACGATAACTCTACATATCCATCAGACTTAATTACATTTGTGCCGTCTTTTCTTTTGGATGCTTCAGTAAATGAAATTAAATCTACCCAGTTGTTTCCCTTTAAAGATTGCACCTTCCATCTTAGTGGAACAGTCCTATTTGAGTCTCCGTAGAATGGGTCTGATGCTCCAAGGTCTATGTCTCCAACCCCAGTCTGCATCTTAACTATCACTCTATTTGCTGGAACATTTTCTTTATAAACAACAAATGGAACAGCATCTTCAATTACCTTATTGCTAGATGTTTTGTTGCTTGAGATTCCATACTCAATACCGTTTTCGGTTCTGAATGATGTCCAATACTTAAACTTATCTTTTTTATCGCCCATATAGTACCTTGGTCGTCTTGCCATATTAACATTTGAATGATGAAGATAAGATCCATTTAAGAACCTTGCCTTATTAATTCCAGATCGTGGTCTAAACTGTCCAAAGCAATCTTCTAAAGAATAAAGCATTTTTAACTTTTCTTTTGTTGATAATAGAGTAACTGGAAGACCACTGTCATCAAACCCACCATCAATCACAATATCAGAATCTGTTGCTCCAGTATAATACTGTCCAGCATCTGATAAATCAAATGTGTTCGGCAATGCGCTAAACTTTGAGTCTGACTGTGTTGGTCTATATCTATAGTTTCCAATTTTTAAAATGTTTGTTGGAATATTCATATTCCACTCTGCAATAATCGCAGCCTGACTTTTTACAACAGAACTTGTTTCAATGTGCGCTTTTAGTTCTTCGTTCTGAAACATTATGCCTCTTCCAGCGTAACAGATACATTCCAAAAATCATAGTTGCTTGATCCACGCTTTACAATATTATATGAAAAATCTGAAAAGAATACTTCCATGACTTCGCTATATTGTCCAAGGTGTCCATAAGAAGAATCGTCCTTGCCAAAATTAGGGTAGTTATCATAGGACAAAAATACCCAAAATGACCCCTGATGATTATTGTACCAATCTAGAAGTTCTGCCCCTCCAGCACCACCATCAGTTGTATATTGCTGGTCTACAGAAGATGAGGAACCAAAATTTCCTGACATATCTGACTTACCATTTGAGTTAAAATTAGGAGACATTGCAAATGATCTGGATGGGATCATATCCCAAGATACCGTGATTTGCATTTTATCTGCAATATGATATGACCTCATGCGACCATTAATCATTCTTTTGCGTGTTTCGATTCTTGTAGGCTTAAAATCGATTTTAGACCTATTGTCATCTGTTAGTATCAGGAACTCATCAAACAGGGCTGTATTGGCCTCTGAGCCTGTATTAGCCCCTATCTCATAGCCTGTTGGTACGTAGATCTTATTATCTGGATTGTCCTGTGTTGGGGCTGCTATAAGGGTTCCAGGGTTATCAGACCATAGCATTGCCTGTGGTCTTGCATACTTTTTCCTGCCATCCATATATGCTTTAGTTGCCATTATACTCTTACCCCTCGAATTCTCTGTGCATCAATCTGCTTGATTTGAGCCATTACAGTTCTTGCAATATCGTCAGCAGATGAGTCAGATTTTGCATTAACTGTCAGACTATAATTATACACTGAGTCGCCAACTGATGCTCCAGCATTAATTGCTCTCATTGTGTCTACGCCATGATTATTAACAGCATATCTACTCATGACAAATTCTCCAGGCGTAAGCATTGCTGGAACAGTGTCTGTTCCAATTGCAAAACCACCCTTTGCAAAATATTTAGGAACTAGCCCACCTGCTGACATAGCATTTGCTTGAGCAAGTGCAGCATTTGCTGTATCTATTTCTTTTTGTGCATCTGCCTGCATTGCTCTGGCTGCATGCTGGCCGACAGCAAACTCTAGTCTCTTTGCTGTAGCCATATGATCATTTGCTGTGGCAAGTGCTTTATTTGCTGCTTCTATTGCAGCAGTTTTTGCTGCTGAATTAGCAACATCAGTATTTACAACCTTTGGTGTAGGAACTGTTGAAGGTGTAGTATTTGCTCCTGCAGGCATTGGTGCTTGAATTGTTTTTACATACTGAGTAATCTCAATAGACTTACTCTTAATTGCATCATATGCTGTTTTAATATCTCCCCAAGCAGTTGCAATAGGCTTTGATACGTCTCCAACTACTCCAAGCGCTTTAGCCAAATCACCCTTTGCCAATTTTTCTGTTGCTTCTGCTGCTGATTTAATGTCTAACCATTGCTGTCTTGTTGCTCCTTGAATAATCCTATTCTTATCATTATCAGCAATCATCTTAAACAAGATATCGCTTTGCTGTTGTAGAGGAAGAACCTGATCAGTGATAGCCTTAAGAGCATTTTGTTGGTCAAGCAATGTTCCATACTGAATTTTTGCAATAGCATCTGTCTTAACCTGAATTGCATCAAGTGCTGCCTGTCTTCCCTGCTCTAAATTATAAATTTCATCTTGAATAGATAGAATTTGCTTATCAATTGCTGCCTTGCCAAGTTCTAGATTATAGACTTGCTGACTGATTTGCCATTGTTCTTCTTGAATATCTTTTTGTGATTTACCAGTTACTCCGCCACGCTGTGCACCAAGTTCGTTTTGTCTTGCTTGCTGCAGAGCCTGTTGTGCGTTCTGTCCAAATGCTGATGCTTGTGAGGCTCTCATGTCCTGAGCAGCCTTTGCTGCTGCTGCAATATCACCTCGTGAAAGTGCGTCTGCCAAACCTAGTTGTTGCTGTTGTTGCTCAATAATTCTTTGGTTAATCTCTTGAACCTTAGATAAAGCCTCTTGCTGCTTATCATATTTTTCGTTGATTGCTTCTGCAGCATGATTCATAACATCAAGATCATGTGAAAGAATTGCTGAGCGATCCTGCAAAGCCTGAATTGGTCTTGTATAGTTCATTTCTGCAGTACGGTTTAGTTTATCTATTGATCTTTGTCTTTGTTCAATAGGTCTTGTAAAGTTGGTCTCAACATCTCTTTGCATCTTGTCAACTTCTTGCTGCATGCCGTCAATCTTTGATTGTGTAATATTAATTGCATCCTGAGCAATCTTTGACTGGTTGTTAAGGTCATCCATCTTAACCTGAAGTGATGCGTAAGTGTTACCTTCTTTATTCTTAAGAGTATTTTCATCAATCATCTTGTATGCATCAAACATTTCAGCAGCAGCATCTGCGCCAGCAATTTTCTTCTGAGCATCTGTTTGTGTAAATACTAACTCAATAATCTTTCTATCTGGAATCTCATCAATAAATCCAAGGGCTTGGTTAAATTGATTCTTTGCGTCTTCACCCATTGTTGCAAAGTTATCCATGCCAGTAATGAGTTGGTCAAGCATTGCTGGGTCAGCAAGCGCTTCACGAATTCCTTCTGCTGAAACTCCAGCCTGCTGCATCATTGAAACAACCTCTGGGATTCTCTTTTGATTTCGTGCAGCATCTGTTGCTTCTTGACCTGTCTGAAATAGTGCTGAAATCTTGCTTCTAATTCTTGCCTGTGCTGTTAAGGCTGCGTTTGTCTCTAGTTCCTTTTGTGTAATCTTTCCAGTAGCAATTAAGGTGCGATAGTTTTCATCAGCAAGCATTGTTTGGATGTCTGCCTGATTGTATCCAAGTGCTACCAACTTTGTTCTTGCTGCAATCTCTTGCTTGTTTGCTTGTACAGTTAGTAATTGGGCTTTATTATAATCTCCAGCAATGGCTTTGTTAAAGCCTTGCTCCATGAGTTTACCCTTGTCATTTAATACAAAGTCACCCTTCTTAACTCCCTTTTTCTTTTTGCCAGTATTTGGATCTACTCCTGCTTTTGTTGCAGCCTTACCAAACTTATTTAATGTTTCTTGGTCAAGTCCTGCAAGGTACTCGGTGAATTGTGCAGTCTTGCCAGTTTTAATCATCTGTTGCTCAAGGCCATTGAACTGATCCTTGATTGCCTTAATTCCAGTTTTTGCCATTGCTTTCTTTAACTCTGCAAATCCTCCTGCTGCATTAATTGCTGCTAAACGAACATTGCGAAGTCGTGTAAGAATATCATCGTATGTTGTATCACGGTTTCCTTTTTCTGCGCTACCTGGTGGTGGTGGTGCGTCAAGTGAAGGTATGTTAAGGGATCCACCAATCACGTTCTTTGTATATGCTCTTGTTGCTGCATCTGTTTTCATGTAGGATTCAATTAACGCATTTTTTGCATCTATGTATGCCTGAGAGGTTGTACTAACTCCCCAGAATTCTTCGTCTGCCATCATTGCTTGGGTTGCACTTAATTCTGCTTCTGCACGTAATTGCTCTTCGTTAAGGTTTGCCTCTGATGCATATGTGACTGCTAGGTTTTGTAACCACTCTGCTTGCTGGTCTGCGGTTAGAGCATTATATTTATCCCACATATCCTTATTGCCCTCTAATTGCTTTAACATTGGAGCAAGTCTTGGGTCTGCTGCAGATGCTTCAGCAGTAGTAATTTTTGCGTTTTTTCCTTCTTTTTTAACCTGATCATCTTTTAACTTTTCAATATCTTCAATCTGTTTTTGAATTGTTTCAACACCCTTTAAACCAACTGTAGACACTAATAGTTCAAAATCAATTGTCGTACCATTTAAACTCTGCATTTTCTTTAATGCTTCCATTGTTGCATCAAACTCTGCTGGATTTTTCTTTGTTAATATAATTTGTTGAATCATCTCTGTGGCGATCTTCTTCTTTGTAAACCCAGAGAACATTCCCATTAACTCTTTTGTCTTTGCAATACCCTGAGTCTTAATACCAACATTTAAAAGAAAATCAAGTTTATCAAGTCGACCACTAAATAGATTCATCATTTCTGTTGCTTCTGTAGGATTTAAAACCTTGCTTCCTACAAGAAGTTCCATTTTAGCCTGGAATGCCTGACCTGCTCTTGCAGTACCCAAACCATTCTTCTGATATGTTCCAGTTGTAGCATTATATGTTCCAGTTGTTGCATTTTCTTCAAGATCTTTTGTTTTATTTAAAAACTTTTCAGCAGCCTTTTCCTGATCTGTACCCTTATATGCTGACTCAACCGTTGCTCTTGATGCGTCAAAGTATGCGTCTTCACGCATTGCCTGTCCGCCCCAAACAGAGTCACTGTAGAATTTGCTAAAGTCATTTTCTGCCATAGCAAGTTGTCTCAGTATCTGGCCATTCATAACTTCAGTGTTTGCTGCGTTAGTATCATTTAAAGTATTTAGTTCATCTTGCAACTTTAATTTCTTTTGAAGATTTGTTGTAGAAGCAATTTCAGACTCTAATTTCTTTTTTGCAGTCTGATACTCATGCTCAACTGCATCTGCTTGCATAGTTGCAAGTTCAAGATTATTTATATTAAATGCTGCAAGTGCTGCAATGTCTTTTCTTACAGACTCTCCATTTGACTTCTTTTCTTCAATTGTCTTTAGTTGCTTTTCGCTTCTCATGCGGCCCTGAACAATCAGCCCAACCCTTGATTTTAGTGGCTCCTTTTCAAGATTTTCTCCATTAGGACCAAGTAGCATTCGCATCTTTCCAGAAACTTGCATCTCAACTTTTTGGTTTTTAAGTGCAAGACCAAGTGATGCTGCGATGCTTTCTGCTTGTGGACCAGTCAATACACCATCTGCAACCTGTGCAGCAAGTTTTAGCGCTAGGTCATCTGCTGCTTGCTTGTCTCCATACTTTGCAAGATTTTCTTTAAATGTCTTTTTGTATTCTTTGCCAAGATCTGACCCCATAAACTTTTTACCAAAGGTGTCTTGAACCTTAAATGACTCAGTATACTTACCATACTGGCTGCCTTTTCTTCTTCTATCCATAATTTCAGAAGCACCAACCTTACCAGTTAGTTCTCCCATCTTCTTCATGCTCTCACGAGTAGCAGATGTTGAAATTGCAAACTTTGCTGCTTCAGCAGCCATCTTATTAAAGTGCTTATTGAGCATGTAGGCTCCTGCTCCTACCGCCATAATTCCTGCTGCTGCCCAACCTACTGGTCCCATACCAGCAAGCATTGGAGCAAACTGTGCAACTGTTGCTGCTGTACCTAATGCTGCTGTGACCTTTGGTGGCGCTCCTGCCATTCCTGCAACCATCGCTGCGGTGCCAAGTGCACCAGAAGCCTTACCAGAGAACTTGCCAACTTTTTCTCTACGCATTCCACGCTTCTTCTTTGTAAGTTGCTTTTGGCTTAGCGTTGTTGGTGCACCAGTTTCTGGGTCAATTAAAACAGAACCCTTACTGTCTCTTGTATAGGTTGCTGCTTCTTCGTATGCGTCAACAGAACTTAGCGCTGTGCTTGGAATCATATTTCCTGTTTGCGATCCAGCAGGAACAACTGGTGCAGCAGCCTCTGCAGCAAGTTTTGCATTGTATTGAGAAAGAAGAAGTCTTTGCTTTTCCTTTTCAGCATTAATTTGATCATTAAGGGCTGCTTCTTTTTGAGCATCCTTAATTGCTTCTTCTTCTGCAGCATTTAATTGATCTGCATTTTCTGCTGAATCTCTTAAACTATTCTGTGTAGCATTAATAAGTTCTTCGTTAGTAATTAGACTATTTGATTGACGCTCTGTTGTTTGTGCAATTTCGTTTGAAGAGATAATTTCTTGCTGCTTGGCATTGTTAATTTGATCTTGAGCCTTTGCAGTTTGCTGTTGTGATTCAAGAACATCAACAGATGCAGCAGCAGTTGCTTCAGCATTATTAGATGCATTCTGTACTTGCTTTACATTATTGGTTTGTGCAGCAGATAATTTTTCTGCGGACTTCTTTGATTTTGCTGATTCCTTTGCTGCTGCATACGCAGCCTCCGCTGCTTTAATTCTTAGTTTTGCTGCCTTTAGTTCGGCTTCATCTGCAAGTGCTTTTAGTTCCTCTGCATTCTTAGATGACTGTGCATTCTTACCAGCATTTTGTAGGCCAACATCTTCCCACTTGGCTTGTTCAATTCTTAGTCTTGCTGCTGTTTGTTCTGCCTTTGCTGCTTCCAGCATTAGTTGATCTGCCTTTTGCTGCTCTGCATTAATTGTTACATTAGCAGAGATGCCCATTGCAGATTTTTCTTCAATTACATTTTGTCCAAGATATGCTGCATCTACTGTACGGCTTGCACCAAGTTTTCTTCTTTGTCTATCTTGAGACTTTAGGACTTGTCTATCGTACTGTAATTCTGGTGTGTTAAGGTCATCATAGAAAGCCTTGTTAGTTAGGTCCATCTTGTCAACACGGGATGCTGTATCTGCTGCTGTTGGAATTGTAGCCCCACCAAGTTTAGATGCTTGTGATCTTACGCTTCCTTCTCCCTCTTGCATTCCAATAACAAGTCCATCAACAACTTCACGACCTGCCTCTATACCCTTTTTAGAAGGTGACTGTGCTGCAGTTCCATTTGGACCTCTTAGACCATCAAATAGTGCACTTCCAACTGCTTCTCCATGCTGCGCTGCTCTTTTTATGTCAAGTTCATTTCCAACGGTTAAGTTTTTCATATTTTGTTTTTGATATGAACCCTGCATAGACGTAATCTTCTCGCCACCAACCTCTATTTCATCTTGTAAACCAAGTTCTCCTCTTAGTGGCACATCTGATTTTTTAGGAACCGCTATTCTATTGCCTTGTCCACCACGTCCGTCATCTGGAGAAAATACTGCATATGTAGTTGTTTTTAATAAATTGTCTACAGCGCTTCTAAGCGTTGTGTCTGCTTGGTCAATTCTGGCGTTTGCTTTTCCAACAGCATCATAAAAATCTGCTTCTCCAAAGTTTTCTGGAAGTTTACTAATCTCATCAGCAATTAATCCACCATAGTTATCCATGCTTGATTGAAGTTGCGCCATGGTTTCTGGATTGTTCATTGCCTCCTCTAGTGTTATACCTTGAAGTCTTGCCCATTCTTGATAAATAGGAGATAATGTTTTTCCAGCATCAGTACCAGTGAATAGATCCATGATCTCGCCCTTTGGCATTGCAAAGTTTCCACCTTCTGCTCTGGTGTTTGCTTCCTTTGGCATAATAAATCCAAAACTGCTCATCTCATAGGCTCTGCCTCCACCAGTTGCAGCAGAAGAAAGTGCTTTTGACAAACTGGTATCTGTTCTCTTGCCAGTAGAAGAAACTCTTTGTGACTGGGTAGCAAGTCTTGCTAATTCATCTGGATCACTGATTTCTTCCCCGTGATCTGCTCCATGAGCAAACACATATTCTCTATCGCCAAATTTTGTAGCAGATGTTCCGTGATATTGTTCTCTAAATGATCCACCTGTAACTGCATCTGTTTGCTTTGTAATGTTTTCAATTGCACTTGCTGTAACAGTTTCTAGCCCTTGAACAGACTCTGCAAACATTGACTTTAGTCTTTCAGCAAATTCTGGTCCAACACGATCTACTGCCTTTGTTAGTTCATCTGACAAAAGTTTTGCTACCGCTGATTGTGATTTTGCATTTGGTGCCATTGCTGAAATTGCTGCAACAAAGTCTTCCCTGCTCATTCCCATAAGTTCTGATGCTGTTTGTCTTGCACCTTCGCCAAGAGTTCCACCATTATATTTTTTAAAGTTATTATTCATAAGTGCAGAAAGCATTGCTTGTCCTTCTGGACTTTGTGCAATTCCTGCTGGAACTACTGCTTCGCCTGGAGTAAGCATTGCTGGAACAGTGTCTTTGTTTCCTGTTCCAGGAACACTTATAATTCCCTCAGCATACTTTGGAAGACCTGATACGGCGCCTGCTGCGCCTGGTACTGCATTAAATAATCCTGGTGATCCTGAAGCAAGTGCTCGTGCTTGTGACGCAGCATTTGAGTATGCACCTGCTAGGGCATCAAGGGATGCCTTCTCTACATTAAATGTTGAAATGAGTTCTTGGTGTGCACCATGGAGTGCCTGTGATTGTGCAAGGTTGTCAATTTCTGCTTGTGTTAAATAATCAAACCCTCCACCCAAAACATTATTTTGACCATTAAGTTTAGCCATTCCACCACGAAGCATTCCAAAGAACTTAACAAGGTTCGCTGCACCGTTAGCAATAAGACCAATAGTCATAAGTGCTACTGGAGCAATACCGCCAAGAACTGCAATAAACCCAACAACAAATTTCTTTGTTCCTTCAGACAGGTTGTTAAACTTTTCTAGAATCTTTCCAGCAAACTGAACTACTGGAGTTACTGCTTCAAGGAATGCCTTACCAATTGGAATCAATTGTAATTTAAGGTTTTCAAGTTGCTTCTGGAACTTTACACCAACAGCATTTTCAACCTTGCCTAATTCTCGCTCAGACAGGATTGCTAACTCTTCAACAGATGCTCCTGCAAGTTGGAATGTCTTACTTGCCTGAGAACCTTCCTTTGTAATGTTTTGGAATAATGTAGAAATACGAGCAAACTGGAACTTACCAAATAGTTGTTCAATTGCTCTTGATCTTTCAAGTGGTGCGAGTGTATCTAACGCTCTTGCAAATCCTACTACAGTTCCCTTTAGGTCCCCTGCGTTTGCTTCAACAATTCCTTTAATATTAATTCCAAGGCTTGCCAACATTTCTGCTGCTTTCTTGGATGGATTGATCATAGACGCAAGACCAGATTTAAGTGCGTTAGCGCCTTCAGATGCGTTGATTCCGCCCTCCTTCATTGCAGTCATAAAGAATGCAAGATCTTCTACGGAACCACCAAGTTGCTTTACAACTGGTGCAGCCTTTGGAATTGCTGTTGTTAAATCTGAAATTGAAAGTACTGTCTGGTTTTCAACTGCGTTAAGGAAGTTGATCTTCTTTGCTAATTCTTCAGCAGAAATACCAAACGCATTTTGTAATGAAATTGTTGTCTCTAATGCTTCTTGTTGTGTTACCTGTCCAAGTACTGCAAGTTTGGTAGCGTTTGTAACCTGTGCTTGAAGTGCTCCACCTGTAAGACCCATCGCAGCAGCCTCTGCTGCCATATTCATTGTATCTACTGCTGCAACGCCAAACTTTGTAAATTCTTTTGCAAGTAACTGAATATCTGCAATTGCTTTATCTGTATCAGATACGCTGGTAAGCATATCTCCATAAACTCTTGAGAACTTTACAGTTGCCTGTTCCATTTCTCTGAATGACTTAGCAGCAACTGATCCAAGCATAGATAAAGGAATAGTCAGACCAACCATCAACTGGCGACCTGCCCACTGAGTATTCTTACCAAAGTTAAGAAGTTGTGTTGATCCCTGCTTAATTAACTGGTTAAAGAATTGCTGTCTTTGTGCAGCCATCTGTGTACGAGTTGCATAATCTGCATACTCTCCATTGACCATCTTAAGATGCTTTGGAACTACCTGCAAAACCTTAACTAATTCACCATTGGCATTTGTTAATTGGATATACTGTGTTTGTAGAGACTTTACTCTATCTTTCATTGCACGATTAAGAATGTCTTTTTCTTGTGCAAATGCTCCCTTTAATGTTTTGCTATTGAGGGTTGCTGCAGCAGCAGTGTACTTAAAGTACTGCGACATGCTGAGTTTGTTCTTTTCTAGGGCATCAGTGAACGCAGATGTGCTAGAAACGATATTACGTTGAGACGCAACAAACTTGCCAGTCGAATTAATTGACTGGACAAGTTGTGCGTTTAGACCTTTTTGAGCGTTAGCAGCAGCAAGGTTTCCTTCTGTTAAAGCCTGATTAAACTTGCTCAGGCCAGCCTGAAGTTGTCTTAACTGTGCAAGGGCGTCGGCAGTATCAAAATGTATACCAATATTAGCGTTTACATCTGACACTTTTCATAACACCCCGTTTTCTTATTTTTTATTTTCCAGCAAGCAGTGCTGATGGATCTGCAAGTTGGATTCCAGATGCTGCATCAATTACTGCATAGACTGTTGGCAAATCAATATTATCTTCTAGTTCTTCTCTTGTTACTGGCTCCTTGACATATTGCTTAAATGCAATTTCAACGCAGTCCATGAGGACATCCATTGACTCGTCATTATCTTCTGCAACTGCAGTAAGATCAGCAAAGCGCTTCATAAAAGGCTTAAGCAAAGAGATCTTGAGTGGTCTAACATCAATAGATGTTCCATCAAGTAATGTGATTGTTTTTACTGCTGATTCTGTCTTTTCTGACATTATTCCTCCATTAGGTTAGTTAGTTAATTATACCATAGGCAGGCCTTTGATTTAGCCTACCCTTTCGTATTCCAGACCCATCCCAATACCAAATCCAGCCTTTTGTGCATTAACTCCTTGTAGTGCAACAATGTCGTTAGCGTTGGCTGCTTGGCCTTTACTAAATACCCTGGCTTTCATTTCTTCCCAAGCATTTTCCTTGCCTGTATTTTTGTCTAGATCTACTCCCTGCATTGCTGCAAGAAACTTTTTATGGGCATAATCCTCTTCACGCTTTATATTTAAAATTGCAGTTAACTCCTGCATAGACAAAGATCTTTCTAGTTCATCAAAGTCTTTCCAGATACCAAGCAAGAAAACTTCAGACTCTAATTTAGCAAGGTCTAACTCTTCCCAACTCTTGCCACCTTTGACTGCCTGGTCCTTCACACTTTCATCTTGCTTCTCATCAATCTTGATTCCTGCAGAATATTCTAAAACTGAATATATAGTCTTTATATCAATTGAGTCCTCAAACACTTCTAGGTCTTTTGATATTTCTGGACAAAACTGCTTCATGCATATCATTGCACATTCTGACAGTGCTGTTATTGCCTCAATGTCTCCCTGGGCTTTTTTGACATCATCAAACTTGCCCATGAACTGTTTTAGATATTTTATTTTTAATGGAGAAATCTCAAGTTCTGTGCCATCGATTAGATGCACAGTCCCAATTTGATAGATTTCCGTAGCCATATATATAAGTATACCAAATAGAAAAACCCAGTCCGAAGACTGGGCTTTCCATATTATTAAATTGTATTAGACTGCTGCTGGAATGGTGCGATCAACGATCTTACCATATGATGCAGAGTCATTTGGAAGGAGACGGAATGAAACTTCAAACATTGTTGCTTCATCACGCTTTGCTGATACTGTAACATTTTCAATTGAAAGTGCACGGTATGCAACATAGATTCTTTCCAATTCTGATCCAATTGCACAGTCACCTGTACCTGGACCTACTGCAACCAAACCACGCTCGACTGGGCATTCGCCAATGTCTCCTGCAGAAAGGTTAAGTGATGGGCCAACATTTAGCACGTTAGTAAGATCTGAGTTCTTACCAGCGAGTGAGAACAGAAGGTTCTCAAGTGTTGACTCAGCGAATGTGGTCTTAAGTGAGACCTGCATTCCCTGCTTGTACAACTTAGCAACGTCAAGAACCTGGTCAACCTTAACTTCACCGAAGTCTGGTTGGAACTGGATTTCAAGACCATTGCTTGTGTAACCTACGTTACGGAAGTCTGCATCATTCGTAAGTGTCTTACGGAATGATTCACCGTCCACGTATGTTGGAAGATCTGCTTCTGTTAGAACGCTAGATGCTCCATCTGCTACTGGTTCGTATGTAAAAAGTGCTGCAGCACCAACGATGATGTTGTTGCTAGTACCTCTTGTATATTCTGCCATAGTTTGTTCACCTCTTTTTTCTTATGGAATAAAGGGCTGTTTCCTCGTTTATAAGTATAACAGCCTTTTTAATTATTTAGAAGATATTTCCGTATCCTGATGGTAGTCAAAATCAATAATAATCTTATTACCGCCATATGTTCTGGCTGTACCAAAATCAATAATGTCTCTGACCTCTTCCAGTTGGTAGATCTTGAACCTATGAAAGTAAAACTTGCAAGTTAGGTCTCCTGATGGGCTTGGAATGACCCTTCCCATTGTCCAATTATTTATTTCTTCTGCTGTTTCATCTTCTCTATCCATTAAGCGTAAAACGGCTTCCTGAATCTGAACCATGTTGTTTGTAACATCTTGCTGTGTTGCATAAAAATAATAGAGAGCCTGCTCTGTTTTTATGTGTGGGAATGGACTTCTTCTCATTCTAAACATTCTGTCGTAAACCGCCAAGATGCCATTATATGGAACTCTCTGAGATGTTGGTTTTCCATTTATGTCAAGTGCATCTATGACCATCCATTGCTCTGTAAGGTCGTCAATAGCGTTAGGCTTTACTGGGAAAAATGGGATTGCGTTCCCTGTATTTCCAAAGATCTTTTCTTGTAAGTATTTGTTTACCCATAGCATTGGAGTATTTAAAGTTGTTTCTGACATTATGCCACCTTCCCTGCATTTGCTACCCAGCGAGATCCAACAGTTCTTCCTGTTGACTTACCGCCCTTTTTACCAGCATTAAGATTATGCTTATAAACTGATGGATTAGAAAAATATTGTGCTAGTCCAGTTGATCTTAAAAATGCTTGAGTAAAGTACTTTCCAAAAAATAGATCAAATGCGTTTGCAAACTGACCATTTGTTTCTCCTCCAGGATTTTCAACAATGACTGGCTTCTTTGTATAAACTTCTTCTCCGCCTACTTCAAACCTTAGAACCTCTGCTCTAACTGGAGCAATCCTAACCGACTGCCCACTTTCCATAATTCTTGCTTTATCAAAAAATGGTGTGTTAGATCCTTGTTGAACTGATCTTGATTGGCTAAACTCTGCAAGGAATGAAAGACCTAAATTGCTAACAGTATATTTAATATTAAATAATCTTGCTCCAGGATCTCCAGCGTTATACCATTCATAGACATGGTGTAATGATTTATAATCAACCCTAGCATTCATATCAATAAACTCTGATGCCTGCTCTGCAATTACTGGGCCTAGTTGGTTAAAGAAATCTTTCTTTCCAATTTCTATACCCTCGACAAATCCAACAGAATAATCAACTAGATTCTTCATATCTTTTTGAAACTTAGCACTATCAAATCTTAGAGATATCATGCATCACTCGCCTGGTTCTCTGATCTACGCAATACCACATTGTAATACTCAACTGTTCCAAAAGGTCCCAGGAAAGGCTCCTGAGTGGCTATTTCATAGATTGTAGATTTTCCTTTACGTGGTCCAGAAGTTTCTGTATATACCTCTACACCGTTTCTGTCTCTAATATTTGTTACAATAATATTTGTTACAGAATTACTGTTAGCCTTAGTAGATACACGAATATCATGCTTGACTCTAGAGACTAGAATGGACTCTTTTGTAATATTAACATTTGGAGTAACTTCCTCTTTACCGCTTTTGCTTAGTGGAATAAAGTTACCAATAACAGTTCTATCTAGAACCCATTGCTTATTTAAATCTCCGTATAGACCTTGCTCAACAATTGGATAAAATATATCCGCTTGCATTGGGAACATAAAGTCTGGAGTTTCGCATATCATTAGATCAATCCAGGTTTAGTGATTGTGTTTGAGTACTTATCAAGAATCTTGTCCACAATCATATTGCCTGTTCCCTGAAGCAATGACTTATCAAACTGGATTCTAAACTGATCAGTGTTATATGATGTTACATATCTCTTATAATAATCAAGTCTTCCGCACTTTAGGTCATCAATTAGTAGTGTTGCTGCATATTCAACATCTGGCGGAATCGCCTTATATCCTGTGTCAACAATCAAAGTATAGTCATATCCTTGTGGAAATGCAACTGACTGATAACCATAGTATCCAAGGTCTCCACGAGCAACTGGAAGATTTGGTGGAGAAATTTCATTTCTATTATATACTTCAGTTACTGTTCTTTGAATTGCAGTGTTGTCTAGTGTAATCTTATAGTCATATATATTTGTTTCTGGTGTATCAACATCATAGACAAGGATATTGTTTTCGTATACCTTTAAAACTTTGTATGAGTCTACCCATAGTGGCAAATAATCTGTACCCTGTCCTACGCACTGAATAATTTGTTTGTGGTTATAGAAGCCATCATTAATAATAGTATCAATCATTGATCTAGCAACAAGTTCAAGCATTTTGTATTCTGCGATCTCAGTTGCTGTTGTTCCCAATGTTTCTGGATTAACATATGGGCGAATAATATCTAGGTTGCTTTCATACAAAGTATGAACATGATCAGTATCATAAAACTTAATAAAGAATTTGCGGTCATACTGAACTTGTGATAGTGGTAGTTCATAAATAAGTTCTCCATTTTCATCTGAGAACATGTTTGTTTCAGTTACTGAGTGGTCCACCAAATCCTCAACATAGACAATGTACTCATAGTTTGGTATGGGTAAATTCCATGTCGTAGTTAAAGGATAAGGTGGAACTCTCATTACTTCCATTGTTTACTTACCGAATTCCTTCGCAACTTCTTCAGGTGTAGCAATGCGGATATGTGAACGAGTAAGCCACTTCTCTGATGCTTCCTTAGTTACAATGTTGTAGCCACGATAGACCTTGCCAACACCTTCCCAAGTAACATTCTTTGTTGAGTGGATAGCAACTGTTTCTGGCTTTTCAACCTTCTTAGCAGCAGCCTTCTTAGTCTCCTTAATAACAGGTCCTACTCCAATTGCTCCATTAGCGACTGGTGTTACTCCCTGAACTTCTACTGATGAACGACCAAAATCTGTTGTCTTAATTGCTGTTGATTCTGGCTTTGTTTCCTCTGCCTTTGGAGCCTCTTCAACCTTTACAGGTTCTGGAGTTGGCTCTTCAACTGGAGCATCTGCTGGTGCATCTACTTCAGGTGTCTCAACTGCAACTTCTTCAACGATAGGATCTTCATTCTTTGTTGTAAACGGATTGTTTAAATTTTCCATGATTTCCTCCTTGTAGTATTATATCATTATAAGTAGTAAGGGGAGCAGGAGCGTTAACTCCTACTCCCCCCAATTATACTGTTACAGATTATGCATCTGCTGCAGCATCAGCGAACGCAATAGCATCCTGCTCTTCCCATTGAATACCGAAGCGAACGAAGACTGTATATTCTACAGTGTCCTTCTTTGGCTTGTACTCACGGTTAACAGTGAT